AAATATCATTTGCATGGTTTTGAAGCCAGCAAAGAATTGCTATTGACTGCGGTAGAGCAACTTACAAAGGGAGGAGTAACATGGGACAACGATTACTAGACTTCCAGCATTCAGATTTGGAATGCCTCCGAATCGCCAGCGATTTGGGTGAAAGTGTGCTGGTAGACCGGTTGCCAACCTCAGAGGGCACCACTTGCGTAATTGCTGCTGGCAGCCTTTTGTTCACATCTCGCAGTTTCACCACATTTTGGATGTGGCTATGCATGGGTGGCAAATGGTATCAAGCAAACATCTGCAAAGATGGTGAACATGAGCTGATCCGTGATATGCGACTGTTAAATCCCAATGTCTATGCTCATGTGTGCAAAGACACTCAGTTTGTGCCTGAGCGTTTTCTCAGCTTTCTCTTCAGTATTCTCAGCAAAAAACTCAAGAACATGACCCATGAGGAGCGTTTTGCCACTTTCAAGCGAGTGGTTTACGAGGTGGACTGACTGCGAAAACTCACGACTCATAAATATTGCACACCAGAAACAAGGCAATAGTCATGAGTCGTCCCAAGCCCAAAGTGTTGTTGAGCTACACTGATCCCAAGACATTTCAGAGCGAACAGATTATTGCGGCCAAGGCAATTTATGCTGTATTTTATGATGGAACCCCCATCAACCTCAAGAGTGTCAATACACTGCATGACGATTCAAATCCAAAATATCGTAGGGTCACTTTTCCAGAAAGTCCTGGGCATGCCTTCAATCTTGCTGATAAACTTAACAAAATGTTCAAAACAACTAAATTTGAAGTGTTTGAGTTTTCTCAAGGTGTTAAGATATCTAGACCTCCCAAGGTGTAAGTGACCCAATTACAGCGGGCAATCTGGGAAGATTTTTGCGAGCAGATCAACCCAGATGCAACTGAGCAAGCTTTTCCAGAAAACCTTGTGGAAGGTGGTTTTGAAGGTTTTTGTAAAATTCTGTTTGTAAA